TTCGCCTAGTGGAGGTGCCACAGGTGGTGGCGGCGGCGGTCAAGATCGCGGGGGGATGGAAGATACTCTTAATAGATACCGTGATGAACTAGCTGCTCAACAACAAGAACAACAGCGTCAAGAACAAAATCGTCAATCGGAAGATGCTGCGCGAGCGAGAAAGCAAGCACTTGACTTTGCTAGAGACCAAGCTACTCCTCCTTCTCCATATGATGATTATTTAAATATAAACCCTCAATATCCTAATGCTCAAAATTTTGGCCGTCGTGTTGGTCGAACACCAGATTTCTCATCACAAGAGTTTCTAAAAGGAGGGAAACCCTACACTGGACCTGTTACAGAACCTTTATTTGATTTTTTAAATGCAAGAAGTCAAAGTGTTCCCCTTACAGCAGCCGATTTAGATCAACAAAGAAGATCAGGAAGTTATGATCCTAGCAAAGATACTTTTGATGAAGAGGGTGATTTTTTAACGGATAATAAAGGTTTTACCCAATCTGAATTTGAAAGAATTGCGGGAATTACGGATACTAATCCGAGGGGTGATAATCCTGCTGCGGGAAGTTCAACGGCGTTTGGTCGAGGAATTACTGCTGCGCAAAGAGCTTTAGGTTTAAAGGTTGGTGATAAAAGAGCGGGTATGACTAAAGGCCAACAAGATTTTTATCGCCAGCAAGCATATGAAAGATATAAAGACCCTTATGGCCAAGGGAAAATGTTCGTAACTATGAAGAACTATAACCTTAGTCCTGCAGAAAAGGCTGAATACGAAAGGCAACAAATATTACAAGAAACGGACAAACCTCAGCAAGTTGTAACTTATGCGGATTATGCTGATAAATTAGGCGAAGATTCTTCAAGATATAGACAGCCAAATACAATTCGTCCTGGATTAAGTGAAGGTGATATAACTGATCTCGGACGTGTTGTTGGTAGACCCCGTGAAATGAGTGATTCGGAACTGGTAGCAAGAGGTCTTTTTGCTATGACTCCAATGGGGATACCGTTAGCGGGTCTTGAAGCAGCTTTTGGTCTTAATAGAGAATTAGGGATCGAAGGTCAGCCAGGACCAGACGGGCAACCTTTTGTATCTGCTCCTGGTCAAGGGGGATTAGGTCAATTATTTAATGTAGCAACGGGTGGTGCGGGAACGAGAGCTATAGATAGAGCTTCGGAATTAGCTACAGGTTTAGTTAACAAACAACCTGATATTCCTGGATTAACTAGCGGTGCTAATGCTCAAGTAGATGTAGGAATTTATGATCGTCCTAATTTTCTTGAACGGTTATTTGGTGGTGAAAGTAGTTATAACGAAAGATATGGTCAAAATCAAAACCAATACCCAGAAGGTGGTGGAAGAGATGGAGCAGGAGAAAGTGACCAAGAGGATATTATTAGAGACCCAGAAGAACCAGTTGACGAGATAACTTCACCAGATGATCTTTTCGGTCAAGAAAAATATCAAGGTCCAAAGGGCGGTTTTATATTTGACCCTGTACAAAATTTACCAGAAGTTTATGCAGGTTATGCAGGAGGGTATCCACTGCCACGATTGAACAGTCCGTTTAGTCCTCCCTCTAATTCTAATTCAGGATTCCCTCCTTTGATGATGGGTCCAATTCGTCCTTATTATGGGATAGGTGGAATCCCTACTAGAAATGTCTGATAAAGTTACGCCTGATCAAAGTATTAGAGCTTTTCGAGGTGAGAACTTAATTAAAGGTCTTGGCCAGACGTTATCTCCTGATGAAGATGCCGTTGGTCGTTGGTATGGTTTTACAGCTGATAAAGCTAAACGCTATCCGTTTGATAAAAGTCCTTCTATACTTGGCGGCGCAGTTACAAGGACGATGGACGTTAGTCCTGACGAAATAATCGAGGCGGCTAGGAAAGCAAGATACCAACACGCTAAATCGGCACTTACCTTTAATTTAAAAAACGGTGTTGAAAAATCTAAAGCTGAAAATATTTATTTTAAAGATTTAAATGAGATTGATGATTTTCATACTTCAGTTAAAAAACAATTAGACGAAGGAACTCTTGATCGTGATCGTTTTAACTTTATGTTAAAATCGACGATACAAGAAGGGGTTTTTGATAAAAAAGGTCCAATAGATATTGGCGAAACATTTAAACGTGGTAATATTGGAATAGCTGCTTTAACTGGAGCCGCAAGAGCATTACCTAAAGCAGCTTTTGGTCTTGCCGGATTACCAATAGATGCTATAACAGGAGCAACCGAAACAGGATTAGATGCTGAGGAAGAAGTTGGTCAAGCTATGGGCGTAGACCCTGATGTTTTTTATCGGATGGATCCTGAACAATTTGATACTATTTATAATAATTTTAAAATGACTGTTGCTAAAATGCAGCAGGAAAGATCAGAGGATGCGAAAAAGGCATCTGGAGAAATGCGTAGCGCAGTGCCATTAGACGCGATGTAATTATGAAAACTAGCGAAGAAATATTATCGAAAGCAACAGGGATACAAGCGTATAATCCTACGTTTCGTGAACGGTCTACTAGGACTGTAGCAAATTTATTACGCGATAAATTTGGTATGGATAATTATAAAGCTGTTGAATTAGCCCAAGATATTTTCGGAAACCCTAACGCAGAGTCGATTTTAGGTTCATTAGGCGCGGCTACTTTTTCACCAGCCGAAGCGTTATATGGTGGCCAAGAAGGAGCGCGAGAATTTAAACGTGCTGATGATTTAGTTGGAAAAGGTATTGGAGCTGCGACGGTTAGCTTAAGTGCGCTTGAAGCGTTTCCAGCAACTGCGCTTATGGCTAAAGGTATAAAGCGGATGTTGCCGAAAGGTAGTCCTACTAAAGACGTTGATTTAGATCGTCGGAAAGTTACGCAAGGGATTGCAGCTTTACCGATAGCCGCAACAGGAATTGCAAAAGTAATCGGTGATTTACCGATGGGCGCGGCGACAGCTACAAAAGCTGCTGCAAAAACATTACCCAAGGTTACTGGTTCTTCGCTCTTGGATAATTTACCTTTTGTACAAAACCAACTTCGTAATGTTTTTTACTTAACAAAAGATTCTCCTAAAGGGGATTTACAAGGTATATATCATTTAAATGAATTAAAAACAGAATTAAAAGAATTAGCAGGAATGCCTAGATTAGCTGGACCACGATTACCCCCACTTTTAGATGATGCAGGGGAGGAATTAAAAATAGATGATGCTTTAAGAGATTTTTCTGAGCCGGTACGTGTTAAAAAACAAGAACTTGTAGAGTTAGTTGAAAGGGAAGGTGACGCAGGAGAAGCGTTATCGTCTCCAATTAGTTTAGAATTACTTGAAGATTTTATGGATCAAAACCCAGGAATGACTTTACGGAAAGCTATAGAAAAAGTAGACGATGAAATTAATACTGTTTTAAAATCTAAAAATATAGATAGTCTTTATGATGTAGATCCAGAGCCAGGATTTTTAGTCGATATGGATATGCAAAGAGAGTTAGCTATATCAAGACCATCCTATATGGGTGCGCCAATGAAAGATCCAGACCCTAGTACGACCTTCCGCACGGATAGGGACTATTACTCTGACAAATCCTCCAAGCTGTTTCCAGAGATGGGTGATTAATGCTTGATAATTTAGATTTTTCCCACCTTCCTCGCGAAAAAGCGGAACAAGCGTTTATAATCGCCGAAGAATTAAAACAACGCGAAGTTCGTAAACAATCACGCGACGATTTTTTAAGTTTCGTTAGGTTAATGTGGCCATCATTTATTGAAGGCTACCATCACCGTAAAATGTCGCAGACGTTTAATCGCGTAGCTAGAGGTGAATTAAAACGTGTAATTATTAATATGGGTCCACGACATTCGAAATCAGAAATGTCGTCCTATATGCTTCCATCTTGGCTCTTGGGTCTTAAACCTGATCTAAAAATTATTCAAGCTACGCACACAGGCGAGTTGGCTGTACGTTTTGGTCGTAAAATTCGTGACCTTGTAGATACCGATGATTATAAAAAGGTATTTCCTGACGTTTCTCTAAGAGCAGACTCTAAAGCTGCAGGAAGATGGGAGACGGCAAAAGGCGGAGAATACTTTGCGGCTGGTGTTGGCGGTGCGATTACTGGTCGTGGTGCTGATGTTCTTATAATTGATGACCCCCACTCGGAACAAGATGCGATGAGCGAAACGGCGATGGAATCAGCGTATGAATGGTATACGTCTGGTCCTCGTCAGCGTCTCCAGCCTGGAGGAACAATCATTCTTGTTATGACAAGATGGTCGAAAAAAGACCTAACAGGCCAGCTAATTAAGGCTCAAGCCCTTGATCCAAAGGCTGATCAATGGGAAGTTATAGAATTTCCTGCAATTATGCCCTCTGGGAACCCTTGTTGGCCTGAATTTTGGAAAATTGAGGAGTTAGAAGGAGTTCGTGCTTCTTTGCCACACGCAAAATGGGCTGCACAGTGGATGCAACAGCCTACTGGTGGCGAAGGTGCCATTATAAAACGTGAATGGATTATGACTTGGGACAAAATTGAGCCTCCTATCCCCGAATACATAATACAAAGTTATGATACAGCGTTTTCAAAGAACGAAAAAGCGGATTTTAGTGCAATTACAACGTGGGGAGTCTTTAAAAACGACGAGGACCACGGTAATTACCACATAGTTTTACTAGATTCCGTCAAAGATAGGCTTGATTTTCCTCAGTTAAAGAAAATCGCTTACGAAAGTTATATACATTGGGAGCCTGATTCAGTTATTATCGAAGCGAAAGCCTCTGGGATGCCTTTAACTCAGGAATTGAGGGCTATGGGCATACCCGTACAAAATTATACACCTACTAGAGGGAATGATAAAATTGCTCGGACTAACGCTGTGGCACCCATTTTCGAGTCTGGACTGGTCTGGGTACCAGAAACGAGGTTCGGAGAGGAACTTATCGAAGAATTATGTGAATTCCCTAACGGAGAAAACGACGATTTGGTCGATTCTACGACGCAAGCCCTTTTGCGCTTTAGGCAGGGTGGGTTTATACGTCAACCCTCCGATTACGAAGATGATGAACTAGATTATAAACTAAAAAGTTTTACATATTATTGAGGTAAGTTATGGCTGTTGAAAAATCTATTGCACAACTGGTTGAAACACCCTCAGAAGAGCTTGAAATAGAAGTTGTAGAGGAAGAACAGCCCTCTCTTTTCTCTGAAGACGACACTGTAATGTTAGAAGACGGTGGCGCGATTGTTGGATATGTTGAAGAGGATGAAAATGATGAAGAAGGTGATTTCTACGTTAACCTCGCTGAAGAAATGGACGAAAGAGACCTTCAAGAGCTTTCTTCAGACCTTATTGCGTCTTACAAAGACGATTTGGAGTCGCGTCAAGATTGGTTGGATGCATATACAGACGGTTTGGACCTTTTGGGTGTTAAGACGGAAGATCGAGATGAGCCGTTTAGAGGGGCTTCTGGCGTTACCCATCCGTTACTTGCAGAAGCTGCGACCCAGTTCCAAGCGCAAGCCTACAAAGAGCTGATCCCTCCAGGAGGACCAGTACAAACACGGATTATAGGCGAGCATACCCGAGAGATAGAGGAACAAGCGGAACGTGTTCGTAATTATATGAACTTTATGGTTCTAGATGTCATGGAAGAGTATGATCCAGAGCTAGACCAGATGTTGTTTTACCTTCCTCTTTCTGGGTCTACGTTTAAAAAGACTTATTTTGACCCTACTCTTAATAGACCAGTTAGTAAGTTTGTAATGCCTGACGACTTAGTCGTTTCGTACACTGAGTCTAATTTAGATACTTGCCCTCGGATCACACATTCTGTAACTATGAACTCGAATGATATTCTCAAGTTACAAGTTGACGGGTTTTATAGAGAAACAGAAATACAAGAAGATAGTGCCTCTCTAAATGAAAACGAAGCTAAAGAAAAAGTTGCAGATTTAACTGGATTTCGTAGAACAATACAAAACGAAGACAGTATTACCCTTTTAGAAATGCACGTTGACCTTGATCTTCCAGGATTTGGGCATGTGGACGAAGACGGAGAAGAAACAGGCATAGCTGTTCCATATATTGTAACGATTCACGAAGACAGTAATGAAATTTTATCTATTCGTCGTAATTACAAAAAAGATGACGCTAAAAAGAGAAAAATTCGTTATTTTACCCATTATAAATTCATGCCAGGATTGGGATTTTATGGTTTTGGCCTCATACATATGATTGGGGGCTTAACTAAATCAGCAACTTCTATTTTACGTCAGCTCATTGATGCAGGAACATTAGCTAATCTACCTGCTGGGTTTAAAGCAAGAGGATTACGTGTTCGCGATGAAGACTTGCCCCTACAGCCTGGAGAATTTAGAGATGTAGATGCTCCAGGATCGTCTATACGCGAGGCAATCATGCCTTTACCGTATAAAGAGCCGTCTGGCACCCTTTTACAGATGCTAGGCGTCCTCATAGAAAGCGGTAGACGTTTTGCCTCTGTAACTGACCTAAACGTAGGCGAAGGGAGTCAGGCGAACCCTGTAGGCACAACAGTGGCCTTATTAGAACAAGGCACAAAGATTTTATCAGCTATCCATAAGCGTCTTCACTACGCTCAGAGGCAAGAACTTCGTATCTTAGCAGAAGTTATAAAGAATTTTCTTCCTAATTCTTATCCCTACAAAGTACCTAATGCTAATTCTGAAGCTAAAATAGATGATTTCGACGATAGAATTGATGTAGTGCCAGTGAGTGATCCTGCGATGTTTAGTATGAGTCAAAGGGTGACTATGGCGCAAACTCAACTACAAATGGCGCAAACTGCTCCGCAAATACATGATCTACATGAAGCGTACCGTAGGATGTATTCTGCTTTAGGAATACAAAATATAGATGATATATTACCGCCAAAGGATGAGGCAATACCTAAAGACCCTGTAAGTGAAAACATAGATTCTTTAATAGGCAAGCCGTTAAAAGCGTTTGAAAGTCAGAACCACGACGCTCACGTTGCTACACATTCTGCATTTTTACAAGACCCAAATATACAAAAGAATCAGGTCGCTAGTCAAGTTTTGATGGCGCACATGCAAGAGCATTTGGGTATGAAGTATAAGCAACAGGTAGAGCAGATTATTGGTCGTCCTATACCTGCTGAGGGCATGGTAATGGATCCACAACAAGAGGCAGCATTAGCGGAGGCAACAGCAATGGCTACTCAACAAATTAGTCAAATGGCTCAACAAGCAGCTGGGACAGGACAATCTGATCCTATTGTTATGTTGAAACAACAAGAGCTTCAGATACAACAAGCTGAAGTACAACGTAAAGCTGCAGCAGATCAACAAAAAGCTCAACTTGAAGCCGCTAAACTTCAACAGCAAGCTCAACTTGCTCGGGCAGAAATAGAATCTGATGAAGATATTGCTGCGCTTCGGGCGAACGTCTCTCTAGCTACAAGGAAAAATTAAAATGAGCCGTGTTCAAGAAATAATGGAAATGATAGCTAATGAAACTGACCCAGATAAGCTGCAAGTATTAGAGTTTGATTTAAGACAAGCTATGGGTCGTAAAGATGCAGATATGAAAAAATCTGTAAAGAAACGTGCAGGTGGGGGAGCATCTATGACAGATAAACAAAAGAAATTTGCTGCATTAGCCCCTCCAAATGACAAAATTACCTATGCAGATAAGATTGCAGGTGCTACAGGTAAAGTCAGAAAAGCAGCAGGTGGTGGCTACGGTGGTGGCGGTGGCGGAGACGAAGTTCTTGCTGCGCGTCGCTGTAAAGGTGGCGGCATTGCTATAAAGGGTACGGATTTTAAAGGCACTTTTTAAATGGATTTAGTTTCATATCTTCTTGGTAAGATAGAAAAGAGACAAGCAGAAATTAGCGAAATGCTAATGTCT